TAATCTGGCCACTGAATAAAAAATAATGAAGATCACACAAAAGATTATTGATGATCTAGAGAAGGCTCTGGATATGCGTAAGAAGAATGGAGATCCTGTATGGAATGATGGAGATGAGATCTCTGTTAATATTGGTGGTACATTCGCAGCAGATAAGTTTATTAGTTTGACAAATAACACTAAGAACCCTGTAGTTTCTGCAGAACCACATTCTAATTTTGATTATGAGAAGAATCAATGGAAGGAGGGGTTTGGTCCAGGTAGTCCCTTACAGAACCGAGCAGGTGATGGTAGAACATAATGTTACCTCGTACTATATTTGGTCGTAGCATTTTAACTCCAGAGGAGTGTAAGATTCTGTCTGATTTTGGTTCATCTAGATGTGAGAAATCTGTTGTTGAATCTGAAGAGAAATTATTTGAAGTGACGGATCATAGGAAATCAGTAAATACCTTTTTTGAAAGAGGTGAGGATCCTGTAATTGATAAAATTTTAACGGTTGTGATAAGATCCTATTTGGAAGCTTGTGCCCAACATCTTTTGTTTCCTATTAATCAAATTGAATCTCCACAATATGCGGAATATAAGGAAGGAATGTATTACCATTATCATTGGGACTGTATAGATGATCCATCATTGGATAGAGATGTCTCTGCTTCTTTATTTTTATCTAATCCCAATGACTATGAAGGTGGGCAATTGGAGTTTGAGAATATAGATAATGGAAAGTCGTTTAAGGTAGAAGAGAATCAAGGTGATATGATTATATTCCCCTCATTGTTTCGGCATAGAGTAAATGCAGTCACAAAGGGAGTAAGACGTTCTTTAGTAATTTGGGGAAGAAGGTAATGAATGAAATTCTTAAAGGAAAAGTAAAGACTGTCTATGATGTTGATGGTGATGCAGAGAAGGTCAAGATTGTATTTCATGATAAAGTGACTGCATGGAACGGACAACGTGCAGAGTATCCAAAAGATAAGGGTGCTACTTGTTGTTTGATTTCAGCATTACTTTTTGAGAAGTTAGCATCGTATGGTATTAGATCTCATTTTTTACAACTTGATGGTCTTGATTCTTTGATTTGTAAAAAACTTACTATTGCACCTGTAGAAGTTATTGTTAGGAATATTGCTGCAGGTTCTATTGTTAAGACCACTCATCTTCATGAAGGTACTCTTATTCAACCACCAATTGTTGAGTTCTTTTTAAAGGATGATAGTAAGAATGATCCTTTATTGACTCCTGATCGTGTAAGGTTAATGGGAGTTGATACTAAACCTCTTACTGAGAGAGCATTAGAGATTAATGGTGTCTTACAGCAATTGTTCTTGCTTATGGGTATTGATCTAGTTGATTTTAAATTGGAGTTTGGTTATGATGTTCATGGTGATTTGTATCTTGCCGATGAATTATCACCTGACAATATGCGACTCTGGAAAAAAGATACGAGAGAAAGATTTGATAAGGACTTGTTCAGAAAGGATGAAGGTGATATAGTAGAAGCATACAAATACATCCTAACTAAGTTGAGACAATTTGCGTAATACTAATATGGACTATATTATTTGGTGGACAGGACTCATTACAGTAGCACTGACTTTAACCTATGTTGAAATAACTTTAATTGAATTATGGATGAACCGATGACAATTTCTAATGATTGCTGGATTAGTATAAATCTTAATGAGTTGGTTAAGGATCGTGTGAAGTTTCTTAATACAATATCCTCTTATGCAGATATACAATTAAATGATGATGAGATACAGGAAACTGCAAGTGAATTGCGAACCAGAATGACGTTTGATTCATTATTTGAGCAAACAGATATGATGATCTGGGAGATTGCAGATAATCAAGAGATGCTTCCTCAGTATGGACAGATAGCACCTGAACCTGGACGGGAAGATGAATTAAACAGAAGGGAAAAGGCTATGAAAGAGTTTGAGATGGTAGATTTAGTATCACCATCATGGACTATTAAAGTACCAAGGAGAAAAACGTAATGCATGGAAATTTAGAACCGGAAGAGAGTGTATTCGATGATCCTAAGTGGGGTGTTGAAGAATGTAAAAAGGCATTCCTTGATTCTGCTGAAGAGTATGATCGTATTATGAAAAAGGAGAAAAAGGATGATGGATAGTGTTATTACTGAGATGGGATTTGTTATATTGGGTGGCATAGTCGCTGTCATCCCTGTTTATCTTTTAGGGTTAGCTCTTAAACAAAATGACTGAATTACCAGATGACTATAAAGAAATGCTTCAAAGCATCGCAGAAGATCTAAATGGAAAAATACATTTTTCTACAACATTAGATCAGAGTGGGAGAACTAGTAAAAAAGTTTTAATTGAATACGATATAAACACTAAATAAATTTTTTAACACGAAAATATGAACTTCACAATTTATTCACGAGATGGTTGCCCTTATTGCACCAAGATCCAAAAAGTTATGGAGTTAGCTAGTCTAAATTATGTAAATTATAAATTAGGTAAAGACTTTGATAAGAAAAGTTTTTACGGACAATTCGGAGAAGGGTCCACATTTCCCCAAGTAGTACTTAATGGAACTAATTTGGGTGGTTGCACAGAAACAGTTCAATATCTCAAGGAGAAGAGTTTGGTCTAATGAAAGACGATTTCGAAAGCGTTTATGATTTGGTGGAACATGCTATTGACTTAGCGTTTACTAGAGGAAATTTTCAACTCAAGTTTTATGAATTTCTGAAGTATCGTAAGACCACTAAGGTGGAGGTGGATTCTTTTATCGATAGTTCCACTGCTAAGGAACTTGCAGATGTTGTATTGGAATTGGAGGAATATATTAGAGGTGGTAAGGATAATAATCATAAACAATTGCGTGAGGCATATCATCACATCCCCAAACCTCAGGCAAGAAAGATAAAAAATTATTTACATCGTATTCTTGAGGATGCCGTAAGGTATAGTTATGACAGGAGACCTGGAAGAAGGAAAAAGACCTCTAAATAAAAACGACTCCATTCAGATGAATAGAGGAGTCGAATTATTGTTACGTAATAGGAGGAAAGTAGAAAGACCAAAGACCTTTCAAGTGAAAGTTGGAAAACTTATTGCTTTGTGGAATACTGAGATTGTTTTTCATTTAAATTTTTACTTGGACATAAGAAAAAAATAAAATCTCTGGGAGGAGTATCATGGAAACTACTATAGTAACTTTGACTTTAACGACAGTTGTGTCGTTCCTTGCACTTTTAGTAGGAGGTATGATAGGATGGATGGCAAGACAACATTCTTATGAAACAGCATACGTAGCCGCCTATACGCATCCAGAGATGTTTGATGAACATGGTAACGTAGTACCTGATGAAATAGTAGCAGTTCGATTTGAAAACAATTATGACGAAGACACCGACGACGAAGAAGACTAGGAAGGTAACACCTATCCCAGAATTACCTCTTAATCCATTTGTATTTGAGGTATTTGAAGCAGCATCTAATCAACGTAGTGCTGCAAAAAAGGTAGAGGTATTAAAAAAATATGAACACGATTCTATTAAGGCTATGGCCATATGGAATTTTGACGAAACTGTACTGAGTATGCTACCTGAGGGACCTGTTCCCTACGGTGAGACAAATGCTCAGACTACATTTGCTGGTACTCTATCAGACAACCTTGCTAGAGAGGCACAGGGAGGGGAGTCAGCGACCGGACAGGACTTGGATGGTAGGAATAAAACATCTATTAGACATGAATATATAAATTTCTATAATTTTATTCGAGGTGGGAATGATAAACTTACTACTGCTCGTCGCGAGATGATGTTTATTAATATGCTTCAGGGTCTTCATCCAAAAGAGGCAGAGTTATTGATTCTTGTTAAAGATAAGAAAATGGGAGATAAGTATAAGATAACTAAAGATCATGTAGCAAAGGCATATCCTGATATTTCTTGGGGCGGCAGGTCATGACTACTAAAACTAAAACAGAAAAACAAGTGGCTGAAGAACAGAAAAAAGAAGAGGTTGAGTTTGATCCTTCTGCATATTCTTGCGAAATTCTCCAAGAGAAGACAACTTTAGAAAAATCAAAGGAGAAGAAATATCCTACAGATGCTTTTAATGTTTATTATGACTGTGATGGAACTGAATGTTTAGATGTTGCTCGTTCTAGTAAGATGTCAAATATTTTTGATTTTTATTATGACAAGTATAAGAATGTAAAGAAGATTGATTATGGATTTGGTACAGTGAGTCCTGTTACTTGGGGATATAAATCACCAGAAAAAAAGAAAAGGAGGAAGGGATGAAACATAACGATGATCTATTAAGGGCTCAGATAGATGCACTCATCCGTGATGAAATTCAAGATGATATAAATGAATACGTAGAACATAAAGAAGATACTGAGAAGCAAGGTCTTGGTTTTGTTGAAAAGGAAGATGAAAAAGAATTAAAAGTTAATGTATCTAAAAATGAAATAGATAAACTTATTAAAGAATATAAGAAGATTAAGAAGAATCAGAAATCGAATTTTAGTCAGATAAAAAAAATGGGTTTGGTGGATAAGCATGGAAAGCCATTGAAATGAGAATAGGTGTTATGTGTTCCGGAGAAGGAACAAATTTCGAAAACATCGTTCATTCTTGTCCAGATCATGATATTGTGCTGATGGTGTACAATAAGAAGAAATGTGGTGCTCAGAAGAGGGCGGAGCGATTGGGTATTAGATCTGTTCGAATTGCTAGTAAGGATGAGGGTGATATTATTACAATCTTTGAGGCTCATCAAGTAGATCTTATTGTGATGGCAGGATGGATGAGAATTGTTTCCAAGAAGTTTTGTGAAGCATTTGCAGGAAAAGTAATAAATCTTCATCCTTCATTGCTTCCTAAGTATAAAGGTTTACATGCAGTAGAACAGGCGTTAGAATCTGGAGATGATGAAACTGGATGTACTGTTCATTTTGTCACGGCAGAATTGGATTCTGGTGGAATAATTAAACAACAAATCGTACCCATTCTTCCAGGTGATAATATTGATTCGTTACAGAGAGCAATTCAACAAGCGGAACATTATCTTTTACCATTAGTTATTAATGCCTTTTAAAAAAATGTTAAGTACCAAGTATAGATTAGAACTTACTGATATTTGTTGTCGTATCATTGCCAATGATACTGTTAGTTTGGATGAGAGAATTTGGATGAAGAAATTATGTGATGCTAATTTACAAGCACGGCAACTTGCTGAGTCTTTATTGTGTCCGTATAAAGTAGAAGATAGTGCTTGAAAGAGATGATCGGTTAAGGTTAGTAGAAATTTGTTGTAGGATGAAATTAGGTCGTTCTGTTAGTTTATTAGAAAGAGTTTGGAGATATAAATTGATTAAAATGGATGATCATGCTGCAAATATTGCGGAAAGATTTAGATAATATAAAATTATATTACATTATATTAATCAATTTGACTATATAGAGTATATGTGTTAATATTAACACATCGTTCATCTCTATAAAGGAGACGCAAGTAAGCCGACTCGGAACGGATCGTTCATCCCCCGAAAGGGAGACGCAAAAGCCGACTAAAGGAACGGATTAAAAACCCAACTACTTTAGGAGTAATCCAATGACTTTAACTTATCGCGGTGTACCATACACCACAGATCACAGAGATGGTGCTGTAATTGCTAAGACTCTCACTTATCGTGGGAATTCTTATTCAAACCTCCATCCTACCACTGGGACTTGCCAGAGAGTTCAACTTGAAGAAGTCTACAGGGGAATTAAGCATGAAGAGACTAAAACTGTTTGTGCTTAGAGTGAGAACATCTTACTTGAATTAGACTGTGGAGCAGGTTGCTAGACAACCTGCTTTTTTTGTACTATAATTAGATGGAAAAGGAATCTTATGGATAAAGAGAAATTAAAACTTGTCGTTAGGAATCTTAAGTCGTTGGTGAATGTTCTAGAATCGGAAGTTTATTCTGATGTAGAATCTTATCGAAATTCATCTGCATTTTCTTCACCAGAAACTTCTTATGATGAAATGTATGACGATGATGATGGATATGCAGATTAATTATGTGTAAACCAGAATCACATTCAAAAATGGACACTCAAGGAATGAGTGGTCCTGCTGATCCTAATATTAAAGTAACTGGTAAGCAGGAATTTAAACCAATGATGGTTAAACCTCGTCGTCTCTTTACTGATACTTATGTTAAGGAAATGAAGATACTTATTAATGAGGTATTAGATGAAAGAGAAGGTAAGATGGATTACCAAAGTTATTTTGATCTTGAAGGGAGGGAGTATCCTGTAAAATGAATGTTAAATTAGTAAGTGTTACCCCTGATGCGGAGAAGACTATAGCTTATATTGCTAGAGTTTCTAATCCAAAGAATCAGGACAATGAAAAGTTTGCTGGTCTATTAAAGTACTGTATTAATCATGGGCATTGGAGTGTCTTTGAACAGGCATTTATGACTGTTGAGATTGAGACAACTAGAGGATTAGCAGCACAGATTTTAAGACATAGATCATTTACATATCAAGAGTTCTCTCAGAGATATGCAGATGTATCTTTTATTAGGGAAGATATTCCTTTACCAGAATTACGTCGTCAGGATACTAAGAATAGACAGAATAGTATTGATGATGTAGATCCTGAAGTGGTTGAGAGATTTAATAGGGAAATGAAATCCCATTTTGATAAGTCTATTGATCTTTATAAGGGTATGCTTCATGCTGGTATAGCAAAGGAGTGTGCTAGATTTGTACTTCCCCTTGCTACTCCTACACGTTTGTATATGACTGGTTCATGTCGTTCTTGGATTCATTATATAAATTTACGATCTGCACATGGAACTCAGAAGGAACATATAGATCTTGTATCTGAAGTTCGATCTATTTTTGTTCAACAGTTCCCAACAGTCTCTGAAGCACTTGAGTGGGTCTAAATAATTTATAATTATAATTGAAAAAATTTGGAGGAAAAACCTTGCCCACATACCCTATTATTAATCTAAAAACTAAAGAGAAGAAAGAACTCTCCATGACTATGAAAGCCTACGATGAGTGGCGTAAAGAGAATCCTGATTGGGATAAGGACTGGTCTAAGGGTGTTGCTGGAGTCGGAGAAGTGGGTGATATGTTTGCTAAAGGTGAAGCAAATTCCAATGGGTGGAATGAGATACTAGATAGGGCATCTAAGCAACCTGGTGCTGCTGTACGCAAAAACAGGGATTATAGTTAGGTATGCCAAGAAAGAAAAAAACAGAGCAACCAATCGGTGTCGGATTAACGGCCAAGCAGATGAAAAGAAAGAAACCTCTTAATACGGATTTGATGAGAGATATTGAACCTCTCACAGATAATCAGCAAATTTTATTCAATGCTTATGCAGAGAATAAAAATCTTGTTGCCTATGGTTGTGCTGGTACGGGTAAAACATTTATTACACTCTATAACGCACTCAGAGATGTCTTGGACCAAAACACTCCTTACGAGAAAATATATATTGTTAGGTCTCTTGTTGCTACTAGGGAAATTGGCTTCCTTCCTGGTGATCATGAAGATAAGTCCTATCTTTATCAAATACCTTACAAGGATATGGTAAAGTATATGTTTGAGTTACCAACGGAAGCAGAGTTTGAAATGCTTTATGGTAATCTTAAATCACAGGGAACAATTGATTTCTTAAGTACATCTTTTATTCGTGGTACAACTTTTGATAAAGCAATTATTCTTGTAGATGAATTCCAAAACTTGAATTATCATGAACTTGATAGTATAATGACAAGAGTTGGTGCTGATTCTAAAATTATGTTCTGTGGAGATGCAACTCAAACAGACTTAGTAAAAACGAATGAGAAGAATGGGATTATTGATTTTATGAAAATTCTTCGTATAATGTCATCACTAGATATTGTTGAATTCGGAGTTGAAGATATCGTTCGCTCTGGATTAGTCAAAGAATATCTTCTTGCTAAATTGGAAATGGGTTTATGACCTTTGATCATTGTAATTTTTTAGGTGACCTTGAATTAGAAAAGAAAGACACTCCTGGATGTAGACTTTACCATCTTCCTGATGGTCAATGGGTTCCATCCATTACTTCAGTGACTTCTTTCTATAATAGGCAGATTTTTATTGATTGGCGTAAGCGAATTGGTATTGAGGAAGCAAATCGTATTACTAAGAAAGCAACTACTCGTGGAACTGATTTTCATGAAGCAGTAGAAGTTTATATGAGGAATGATGAGATAGATTGGGAGCAGTTTAGACCTGTAACTAAGTTTATGTTCCATCATGCCAAACCATATCTGGACAAGATAAATAATGTACACGCTATAGAAAGGACTTTATACTCAGAATACCTTGGTCTTGCTGGGAGAGTTGATTGTATTGCGGAGTATGAAGGAGAGTTAGCGGTAATAGATTTTAAAACATCTGAGAAGATTAAACCTGAGAAGTGGTTGGAGAATTATTTTGTTCAGGAAACCTTTTATGCAGCTGCTTACTATGAACTCACTGAAATCCCTGTTAAGAAACTTATAACCATTATGGTAACTCCTGGTGGTGAGGTTAAGGTATTTGACAAAAGAAACAAAGGGGATTATATTAAATTATTAGTGAGGTATATTAAAGAATTTGTATCTAACAATACTGGGTCAGATAATGCCAAAGAAGGATGAACTAGAGAAGGTAATGGAGAGCAAATTCTTTTGTTCTATACGTTTTGCAGAAGAAATAGAAAAACTTGTGCTTCATAATGCTGATATGAATTATATTGATGCTATTGTTTATTTTTGTGATAAGAATAGTCTTGATTTAGAATCAGTACCTAAACTTATTTCTAAACCGTTAAAGGAGAAGATAAAGTATGACGCACAGGAGTTAAACTTTATGAAGAGGACTTCCCGTGCGAAATTGCCGATTTAATTCCAAAAAAGTCGGGAAAAAAAGTCCGGTAAAAAATCGCCCTATTACCTTTTAGCATAGAATTATGAGAGATCCCGCCGACAATCCTTTTTGGGGTGAACCAACTCCAACCGATCTCTGGCAAGATATGGCTAGACTTAATGAATTGTATGGGGAGTTGGAGTGGAGTCATCGGGATCTACTTGAGTTTGCAATTGAAGGTAATCATATTACAATTAGGAATAAATCTAAAGAAGGTAGGTGAATGGTGCCAGTGGATGCTTATCGTTGTTATTTGGCTCTAAAAAATCATTTTACTAAAGATCATTATGATTATCATAAGTATCGTGGTAAGACTAGAGCGACAGTTCAGGCTTTCTATAAGAGAAAGGATAGATTTTGGTTTGAGAAGTTTGCAAGACAGAAGAAAGATAAAGAAGTAGAAGAATTTTTTGTATCAAATTTTGTATATTCTACTGATCCAGGAACAATGTGGATTGGTGAGATGATTAAGGAAGGTGAAGGGAGGTATCAAGAGTGGCAGAAGAAGGTACAGTCACTTTCTTATATTTTTAAAGAGGAATCGCAGAATTTATTTGAGGATCAAAAAGTAGATGATGTGTTTGATTGTTCTAAAGGTCATCCTCCAATCTTGAGAAAATATTTGGGGGGTGACATATCACTTGAAAGTATGGTAATATATGATAGGATACTAGGGTATGGGAAGGACTTTGATAAACGATTGAAAGATCCTGTGTGGGAAACCGTAAGTCGGAAAATTAAAAAGTATTCTCCCTTCCTAAATATTGACGTATTCCGTTACAAACAGATTCTTAAGGAGGTTATTATTCATGGCTCTTGATAACAATGAAGTTTTAAATAATTTGATTCAACAACGTATAGAAGTAGAAAAGCAGGTTAATGAGGGGTCTGCTCAACTAGATCAATTAAGAGCAACTTTTCTTAAATTGACCGGTGCTATTGATGTTCTGAGTCAAATTGAGCAAGAAAATAATCCTGAACCTCCTGTTGAAGAAGGTGCCCCTGAAACCGTTGTTAGTGAAGAAGTTCCAGAATGAGTTTTTTCCAATCAGACGTAGTTAGGGCAGAGATGGCTGAAATACAGGAACTTCAAGAAGAAGTTTATAGTAATGTGTTTAAGTTTCCATCACTCCCTAAATCTGATCAACAATATCATGTTGAAGTTTTGGAAAGACTTCTTGAGAAGCAGAAGATCATGTATGCTCGTTTGAGTTTATCTGATGATCCTGAAGCTAAAGAAATGAAGAAGCAGATCACTGAGTCTGCTGCAATGATGGGACTTCCTAAAGGTGGAGATATAAATTCCATTTTTAATGATATGTCTCGAGCTGTTTCTTTTATGAAACAACAGGTTGACAAAGATCAATTAGGACTCTAAAATAACAGAGTACAACACAAGCCAAATCTCAAAAAATCCGAGGTAATCCGAATGTCTTTTTCAGACTTAAAGAAGCAATCTTCTCTTGGTTCACTGACCCAGAAGTTAGTCAAGGAAGTAGAGAAGATGAATAATACTGGTGGAGGTGGTGATGACCGTCTCTGGAAACCAGAAGTGGATAAAACAGGAAACGGTTATGCCGTTATCCGATTCCTTCCTTCTCCTGAAGGTGAGGATATTCCGTGGGCAAAGATGTATTCCCATGCATTCCAAGGTCCTGGTGGTTGGTATATCGAAAACTCTTTGACTACCAGTGGTGGCAAAGATCCTGTTTCCGATTACAACCGTACTCTTTGGAATAGCGGTAATGAGACAGATAAAGATACTGTCCGTAAGCAAAAGCGTAAGTTATCTTACTACGCAAACATCTATGTGGTGAAAGATCCTACCAATCCTCAGAACGAGGGTGGAGTATTCCTCTATAAATTTGGTAAGAAGATCTTTGATAAGATTATGGAAGCAATGCAACCAGAATTCGAGGATGAAACACCAATTAATCCTTTTGATTTTTGGGGAGGTGCAAACTTCAAATTGAAGATTGTTAAGAAGGATGGTTACTGGAACTATGATAAGTCAGAGTTTGATGTAATATCCCCTCTCATTGAAGATGATGAAGCACTAGAAGCATTATGGAAGAAAGAGTATTCTCTTTCCGCTGTAGTTGCTGCAGATCAATTTAAGACTTATGATGAACTTGAGAAACGTCTCAAGTATGTTCTTGGTCAAAGACCTGCTGCCCGTCGTGTAGATGAGGAAGTCTCTGATGAGGATAATAGTCGGGGTTCTTATACACCAGACTTTAATGCTCGCAAAGAATCAGTTGCTGCTCCTGTAGCATCTGCTAGTGCAGAGGAAGATGATGCTTTAAGTTATTTTCAGAAACTTGCTGAAGAGTAATTACTGATAAATTCTAATATTTTCTGCTTTTTTAAGGGTTCTGCTCATGTATTGAGTGGAACCTTCTTTATATGCCATAGCATTTTGTATATCATCTTTAATAATACCAATATATGCTGCTTTTAGTAGGAAGATATTTCTTTTGTCATCTTCGATTTTTATTTCATGATCATAATTTGTCACTTCTGTAGTCATAAATTCTTCTTTTATTAAACTAGAGTGATATTGTCCTAGAGCAGAATCAAAATAAGAAACAGTAAAGTCTTTTGGTACTTCTTTACCTTCGGGCACAATAACTACACCAGTACTATTTTTTATTTCTTTAGTTTCGTAATGATGAATTCCATTATAAAGATTGTCATAAGTATCATATTTGTTTAGTAGATATCTATCCAAATCTTCTTGGGTTAATGGCCATTCAGATTGGACATTTACGATATTATTGCATTTTAAAATTACCCAATCTAGATTTGAATCACCATAAAACTTAAAAGCAACATTATCCGGCCTATCATTTCCTACGATTTGAAATTTTGTAAAAAGTGTTAGATCTTCAAGAATATCTTCTCTAATATGGGCTCCTTTAAAAATATTTTTTACTCTAATATAATCACCAATTTGAGCACCTGGTAATCGACTAACATAATCAAAATTTGGGATTTGACTGAAGTAATTTGACATTTTAGTAACCTATTTCGTTTGAACCTTTATAATCATTCTGGAATATTGGTTCCAGTTCTTGGAAAGTAAGACCTAATCCATATGTTGTCATTGCACCATCTTCATAAGTTGAATAATTACCACCATCAGTATATTGAACAGAACAATTAGTCATTGCACATTCTTTAAATTTGTTTAAGAAT